ATAGATTAGCGTAGCTAATCTTTTAATACCACTTAGAACTTATCGGGCCAATCTCGAAACAAGGCATGTTGAATGTCTCCTGCAACAAACTGATTAAAGCTCTTGTGCTTGACTTCAAGTTCTCCTTCTAAAGGAGCTACTCGCCTAAAGGCCTCGTCCATCTGACCCATGTCTTTGAATTCCATTAAAATCATAAATTCGGGCATGTCAGCAATACTACGGAATCCCATTTTGCATCTGGTGATTCTGTATGATTCCATTTTGCCTTCGCTAATCAAATGATCAAAAAAACTACGCATTCCGTTGACCCAGTCAAGGTCTGAAATGTCGCCTTCTTTGTTTGCCCAAATTGTGTATAAGTCTGCCATTATTGTAATGTCCCTAAAATTTCAAAGCCTTCTAAGCCTTGTTTATACAGGTGTGCTTGATCCAAATATAAGAACTTGAAACCGCGCTCTTTATAGACAGCACACTCTGTTTTTAAACTTTCCACGCCAAGTCTAGTTCGTGGATTATGGTATGTCCATGCAAACTGACTGGCTAGAACGTTTTCTGTGTCGTAACGTTTCATCAAACTAAACGCTACCAATTGATCTTCTTCATAGTAGCCAATTACATCAGTATCTGTGTCGGTGAATTGACTATTAAACAACGGCATAACACTGGCAAAATGTTTGTAGATACAGTAGGTTCTATAGATGTCTTGCAGTTGTGCAATGTTAGGTTCGCGAATGTATCGCCAGTCAACTCGGGGTTGATATGTAGTTGCTTCCAAACGAATTCTAGCAAATTGATAGGTCATTTTCTAGGATCTTCTCTGTGTTGGAATAATGCAGTTAAATATTCTTCTGGCCAGGTTGCATAAAATCCTTTACGAGCCATTAAACGGGCCTTTTCGTTTAGATCGCTTAGACTTTGCACCAAGGCCAAAGCATACGTACCTTGATTCATTGAAACTCCGTTAACAACCTCAGGGTCAGCAGGATGATCTTCCAAGGCCAGTAAGTCACGATCCAACAAGTGTACAATGTTTGCAGCTCGTAAACTCTCACTAAAATATCGGTATTCCCAATGCACGGGATCGTATGCAACAACAATAACACTTTTACCGCCTAATCCAGTTTTAGAAATTTCCAGCAAGTCAACATAAGGGTCTGTGCCCAATCTGACTTGGTAATCTTGATCCAGTCTGGCCTTGCGAGCATAAGGACAGGGAGCCCAGCCGCCTAGTGCAGGATGTGGTACTTCCACAAAGTCCACAAGCCAGCGTTCTATGTCTGCGGTTACAGTTGTTAAGTTTAACATTGTTGGGCTCTTAATGCGGCGTATTTTGCTCGGCGCCCTTCTGCTATAGCTCGGCGATGAGCTTCTGATTTTGGTTTACGCATTTTTTGTTTTGTTTCTTCTGATCTTGGACCAGGCGATTTACCTTTGTTAAGCTGAGATAGTTTAGCTTTGTGTTCTTCTGATTTAGCTTTTCCTTTTTGAGATTCTGATATTTTTCTAGATATTTCAGCTTTCTGTTCTTCTGTGTACTCAGTAGACTTTCTGCCTTTTTGAGCTAAACTCATTCTTTCTCTCTGTTCCTGTGTACGTTTTTTACCGGTATTTTTTGCTACACGTTGTTTTATAGACTCTACACTAGCTATTCTGCCCGACACTCCTTCGCCACCATCTGTGAGATTACGTAATATGCCGGTTCCTAGATCTTTACGGCCATACTCTGCAATTAATTTACGCTCTAATGCAAATGCCTCTGCTTCGGTTAAATTCTCTTTAATAAGCTGAATACGATCAAGTTGCGGTGGCTTAGGTGTAGAGCGACCCTTTAGATATGCTCTGTTTCCTTTGCCCTTCCCTACATAATAAGGAGTACCGTCCTCTCTTAGGTATTTGTAAACATAATAATTTTTCATACTACTATTTATGCGGATTACCTTTTTTCTAAAAAAACGGGAGGCCCGACTTTTTAGTGGTCTCCATATTGTCTTTAACAATATCGTTGATAATGCCACGCTCAGTCTGACTCATCTGCATGGCTTCTTCGTATGTTACGCCGCCTCTCATATACCAACACAATTTCAAAACATCAAGCCGAATGTTGCGTGTGTCTTTTTCCATAGCATCAACCATGTTGGAAATGCTATCAGAGTCTAGTACTAGGAGGCGTTCTCGAAAAAATTAGACATATCTAGTGTAAATGGCTGTTTGTATTGATCTGAACATTCTTCACAAGTCACACTAACTGGAATTAAATCAGTCGCTTCTCTCAGTTTAACAGTATGATCACGTATTTGATCAAATACATGTTTTGGGCAATTTTGTAAAAACTCTAAAATATCGGGCTTATCAGTTACCATGGCATCCTGAGTTTTGATTGTGGCAATTGATTCAGATATTGATTTAACAGTGAGTTCGGTTATTTTTCTAAAAGCGTCACCTAATTTTTTTAGTTTTTCTTCTTCGGTTAAGTCCGAATCACTCAGCGCCTGCACAATTTTTTGATCTTCAAAATTAGTCCTACTAACTTCGTTGACCTGGCGATATGTCATGGGTGTAAAATATACTGTTAAATCGCCAGCACTGACTGATTCATCGTAGTCGGGAGTCTTGAGAGCATCCAACGCAGTTCTTAAATCTATAGTCAATGCGTGGCTATGTCCGCACTTTGGACAGGTACTACCAATTTCCATTTCGTGTCCGTAACTAGCTAATCTGACAGCTACTAGTAACATATTAAAATCAGTCATGGGCATTACCCACGGATCCTTGAGTGCTGGCACACAACTGGCAATAATATCCATTACAGCCGACCCGTTGAACAAGGCATCTGGAGTTCTACTGGTAATTTCGTCAATGGCAGTCATGGGCAAGATCGGTATTTCGCCGTTGGGCGGCAGGTCCAAAGCACCTGGCGGGTAGTATTTCCCACCACTGGGCAAGCGTACATGAATCACAGGTTGTCGAAAATATCGACGTAAAGGGTTGTTAGTTTGGGTCATTTTTATCCACCATAAATATAACAATACTTATCGGATAAAAAAGCATGGCTGAAGAAAATCAAGAAGTGCAACGTGCAATGGATGAATTACGTGGATCCGTCCAGGGTCTTAATGCAGCCACAAAAGATGCCACAGTAGGTCTTGACGCATTTAAGAAAAAAGCCAAGGAATTGCCGCTTGAGATTGCCAAAGGACTGGGCAATTTTACCGCCCAAATGGCCAGAGGAGACACTAGCCTTAAAAGCATGAATGCTGTAGTTGACGTGGCAGCAAATGCTATCAGCGGCCTGGCAAAAACAGTTCCGTATGTGGGCGAAGCGTTATCAGCTGTAGCTAAAGGAATTGCCGAAGGCGCTAAAATACTAGTCGAACAACTAGATCAAACAGCTAAAACGTTTAATGCAATGTCGGCTAGCGGTGCCACTGTAGCCGACGGTATGACCGGTCTATCAAGACAGTTCCAAACAGCTGGCTTGAGTATGCAACAGTTCCAAAAGGTTGTTGGTCAAAATGCTCAAGCCTTGGCACGTTTTAAAGGTATGGCCGGTGACGGAGCAGAAGAGTTTAGTACAATAGTTGGCAACTTATCAAAGAGACAAGACACTGATTTACGCAAGATAGGCATGAGTGCTGAAGATATTGCTGGCACTACTGCTGCTTTTGTAACGCAACAAACTAGACTAGGTAAGTCACAATCAATGTCCACAGACCAGCTAACTGCTGGTGCTAAACAATATGCTCTAGAGTTAGATCAGTTGAGCAAGGTAACAGGTCTGAGTCGTGAGGCAATACAGAAACAACAGGACGCCGCCTTGAGCGAAAGTCGTTTCAGAGCAAGTATTAACTCATTAAATGAACAACAACAAAAAGATTTATTAAAACTTCAAACAGTAATGTCCAGCTTTGGACAAGAATTAGGACAAGGAACACGTGACTTAGTATCTGGGGCAGCCAACACGGATGCTGCAAGAAAGTTAATGGCAGACACAGGTGGTGCTGCCCAGGGTATTATTGCTCGATTAAAAGAAGGCACAATTGATACTACGCAAGCTCAAGTTGAAATGCGTGATGCCATTAAACGGGGCCAAGAAGCACAAGAAAATGTGCAGAAATACACAGACGGGCCATATAGTAACTTTGCAAATAAAGCAGAGTTCGTAGCCGCTAAGTTTGATGAAACTGGCAATCTTGTTAAAAAGACACAAACCGCACAAATCAAAAACACTGATAAACTAACGGCCTCAACTGTTGAGGCCCAGCTAAATCTTGATCTGATGAATGTTGAATTTAGCAAATTGGCCATGGAGATGATGCCAGCAGCATCTGCTGCTATTGAAGAAATGACCGGGGCCATGGTAAAAATGGTCAAATGGGCCAACAAACAATTTGGTGACGGCGAAACAACCCCTGAAGGAAAAAAAGAAAAGGAAACTAAAGCTGCATATGATAAATCTATGGAAGGTGCTACTTGGGCACAAAAATGGGGCATAGGCAGGACAAAAGAACAAGAAGAAGCATTTAAAGCCAAGTACGCAGCCGAACAAGCGGCAACACAGGCTAGAAGTCGCGGCCCAGGCGCCGCTGCCGCTGAGGCTAAAACAACACCTGCAGGACCAGCACCCGCAACAACAGGAACAAAAGGCGCACCAGCAGGACCAGCACCAGCACCAGCAGGACCAGCACCAGCACCCGCAACAACAGGACCAGCACCAGCAGGACCAGCACCCGCACCAGCACCTGCAAAAACTAGAAGTGTTGGCCCTACTGTTGATAAAAGCAAAGAGACTGCGCCTGCAGCAGGCGGGTTGTTTAAAGGCAAATCGCTTGATGGAATTAACCCAGGTCTAGTAGACGCACTTACACAGGCTGTTATGGCCTATGGAAAACCAGTTACAGTAACATCTGCTGTACGAAGTCTTGAAGACCAACAGAGATTATACAATGATTATATTTCTGGCAAATCACCTTATCCAGCGGCTAAACCAGGTCAGAGCAAACACAGTACTGGCAATGCAGTTGATATTGATAGTGCAGATGCCAATGCACTTGCTGCTGGCGGATTCTTGGCACAGTTTGGTCTGGGCAGACCAGTCAAAGGCGACCCAGTACACATACAACAAATATCAGCAGCCAACGGCGCTATCCTCAGCGGCCCAACCAGCGGATACCAACCCAATTTGACCATGCACGGTACCGAGGCAATAGTGCCTTTAAACAGCCCAGCAGCGGAAAGTATGGGTGTAGGCGGCAGCGAGAATACCAATCTTATGGCAGCCCAGTTAGAACGACTAGAAGAAATGGTCTCGGTAATGAAAAATCAACTGTCGGTCAGCACAAAAATATTGCAACACGCCAGCTAGGTCACGATAAATATAACACTATGGCAGACAACGATAACAACCGTAAACGCGGTTGGAAAAAATATTTCAAGGTCGCTAGCCCAGGCGGCCAACTCAGTCCAATTTCAGGACAAAATCAATTTGGCCTAGACGGCTATCCGCGTCAAACTGGACAAGGCTATGCCGCAGGTGGCACACCAAATGACTTTGCGTTCCGCAACTATGCCAGTAGACTACCTGAAGTGTATTCAGGACATCCTAATCGTATTGAACGTTACAATCAATACGAAAACATGGACATGGATTCGGAAGTCAATGCCTGTTTAGACATTATTGCTGAATTTTCAACACAGGTTAACCAAGATAATGGTACACCGTTTGACATTACCTTTACTGACAAGCCCACAGACCACGAAGTAGAAATTGTTAAAAAACAACTACAACAATGGACCAAACTTAACAAGTTAGATCAACGCATATTCAAGCTATTCCGCAACACCATCAAGTACGGCGATCAAGTGTTTGTGCGTGACCCAGAAACATTTGAAATGATGTGGGTAGACATGGTCAAAGTTGCCCGTGTTATTGTCAACGAAAGCGAAGGCAAGCGTCCTGAGCAGTACATCATTCGTGATATCAACCCTAACTTCCAAAACATGAGTGTAGCTCAAAAGACCACAGCTGACTACTATGTGGGTCGCGGCACTGGAGGAATGGGCCAAACCAACTATACAGCGCCCAACGGAGCCGGGGGTGGCGGTGGTGCAGGTGGCGTAGGTGGTGCTGGCAACAGCCGTTTTACCCAGGCCATGAATGAAACTTGTTTAGATGCACGTCATGTGGTGCATTTGAGCCTAAACGAAGGACTTGACTTTTTCTGGCCATTTGGACAAAGCATCTTAGAAAACATTTTTAAAGTTTACAAACAAAAAGAACTGCTGGAAGATTCAGTCCTGATTTATCGTGTACAACGTGCTCCAGAGCGTAGAATCTTTAAGATTGACGTGGGCAACATGCCTAGTCATATGGCCATGCAGTTTGTGGAACGTGTCAAAAACGAAATGCATCAACGCCGTATTCCTACCAACACAGGTGGCGGCGCCAACATGATGGATTCCAGCTATAACCCATTGAGTATCAACGAAGATTACTTCTTTCCGGTAAGCGCAGACAGCAAAGGTTCAGATGTTACCACTTTGCCAGGCGGTGCCAATCTAGGCGAAATTGACGACTTAAAATACTTCAACAACAAAATGGCCCGTGGTCTACGTGTGCCTAGT